CACTTATCTGATGAAGATAAAATAAATTTTATGTCAGATATGATTAATGAGAATAGGTTGCATTTTTTAATCATTATACCACGTCCAAACAGTTTTTCAGATTTTTATTGGTTTGGTCGGTATTCTAAAGTGTTTCATTTAATGAAATTAACATACAGGGAGAAAGGTAAAGACTTAGATAGAATGCATTTGCCTGTTTTTAACAGTTACCAATTCTGTAAATTACTTGATTTAAAAACCATACTTGATAAAAACTTTGCAATATGAAAATTAAAAAAGATGATTTAAAACGGGCTTTAGAAATTGTAAAACCTGGATTAGCAAACAAAGAAATTATTGAACAAGCCACAAGTTTTGCTTTTATTGAAGGACGTGTGGTTACTTATAATGATGAAATTAGTGTATCCCATCCAATTAAAGATTTGGAAATTACCGGAACAATAAGGGCAGAAGAACTTTACAAATTTCTTGGTAAAATAAAGGAAGAAGAAATTGATGTAAATTGTACTGAAAGTGAAATTGTTTTAAAATGTGGGAGGGCAACTACTGGATTTGCAATAACAAAAGAAATTCTTTTACCGTTGAAAGAAGAAATATCTGAAAAAGGTAAATGGAAAACTATACCTACTGATTTTTGTGAAGCAATGAATTTTGCAGCAATGTCCTGTTCATCAGATATGACAAATCCTAAACTTATTTGTGTTCACGTAAATCAAAAAGGATATATTGAAGGAAGTGATAATTTTAGAATTGTTCATTACATAATTGACGAACTACCAGTTGAAACATTTCTTATACCGGCTTCTTCAGCAAAAATAGTTATAAAACTTAATCCAACTAAAATTTCTGAAGGTAATGGCTGGGTACATTTTAAAACCACGGAAGGTACGGTTATTTCCTGCCGTGTCTTTAAGGAAACATACGTTGATTCCAGCCAGTATATAAAACCACCTAAAAATGGTAAGACCATTAAATTACCGGAGACATTAAGTGACGTTTTAGATAAAGCTATTATATTTGCAAAAAGGGAACAAACGTCTGATGAAGTAGTTGAAATAAACATACAGGAAAAGAAATTAACTGTAGAAAGTAAATCAGATTTTTCCTGGTTTAAAGAATCAATTCCTATTAAATATGAGGGTGAAACTATTTCATTTTCAGTAACTCCATATTTATTAAAAGATATTCTTAAAAAAACAAATGAATGTACTTTAAATAGTGGAACTCTTTATTTTAAGAGTGAGTCTTGGATTTATGTCACTTCCTTATTAGGATAAGTTATGGCTGGATTTTTTACTAAACACGAAACACAGTCTACTGATAGACCTGATGGTAAAAAACGTACTTGTTATGCTTGTGGATTATACAAAACTTGTGTATCCCCAAAAATGGAACCTTATGGTAACTTTAAAAAGAAAATTCTTAACATAGGAGATGCCCCTACGGAAATTGATGATGACAAAGGCAGACCATTTCAAGGTAAAGCAGGTCGTCTACTTGAACGTACTTATGCTAAATATGGAATAGATTTGTTTGAAGATTGTTTAAGTATCAATGCTGTAAATTGTCTACCCAAAACAAGTGATGGTGAAGCAAGAGTACCTACAAACAAAGAAATAGAATGTTGTCGTCGTTCTGTATTTAGTTATATTGAAAAATATAAACCAAAGGTAATAGTTTTATTTGGTGAACAAGCAGTTTACTCTATTATTGCCCATAGATGGAAAAAAGATTTAAAAACCATTAATGAATGGAGGGGTTGGATTATTCCAGACCAAGAAATTAAGGCTTGGATTTGTCCCACCTTTCATCCTGCTTATGTTGACAAAATGGAGAAAAAAGAGGTTTACAATATTTGGGAAGATGATTTACTAAAGATAGCCGGTATGGTAGATACACCTCTTTATATTGATAAAGAACCTGAAATTATTTATCTTAAAAATTTACGTAAATTAACCACTATTCCAGATGATAGTATAATTTCAATTGATTATGAAACAACTGGTCTAAAACCACACGGTGAAGGACATACCATTGTTTGTGCTTCTGTTGCACTTAATGAAAATAAGGCTTATGTATTTGAAATGCCAAAGGATGAAGTTGAAAGAGATGTTTATATTTCTCTATTAAAAAACAATTCCATTAAGAAAATGGCTCATAATTTAAAGTTTGAGGAGAATTGGAGTTTTGGTATTTTAAAAACAAGAGTACGTGGATGGGATTGGGATAGTATGTTGGCTGCTCATATACTTGATAATAGGTCTGGTGTAACAGGACTTAAATTTCAGACATACGTTAATTTTGGTATAATTGATTACAGCTCCCATTTAGAACGTTGGTTGGGTACAGAAGGTAAAAGTGCTAATGAAATCAATAAAGCACAAGAATTTTTTAGTACATCAACAGGACGTTTAGAATTAATGAAATATTGTGCTTTGGATACTATTTATCAGTATCGTTTAGCAAATAAACAAAAACTATTGTTTGATGAATTACTATTTTAAAATTGAATATGTTTTTTGAATTAAAAACCTACAAATTTTTCCAAGAAGGAATTTTAGCCTTGTCTCGTATGGAGCAACAAGGGTTAAGGATTGATATGAAATACGCTGAAGAAAAAAAGTTAGAATTAACTAAAGAAATTGAAAAACTTGAAGTGGAGTTTAAAGAAACAAAACTCTATAAACATTGGGCTCACACCACTAAAAACAAAGTCAATATTTATAGTCCTCAGCAACTTGGCGCATTCTTGTATGGTACAAAAAAGATTAAAATTAGTAAAGAAACTGCTTCTGGTCAGGGTGCTACGGATGAAGAAGCTCTACAAGAATTAGGAATACCTGAATTAGATATTCTTTTACGTATCAAAAAACTTAAAAAAGTTCGTGACACATATTTGGATGCTTTTGTAAGAGAACAGGTTAATGGAATTGTTCATCCATTCTTTAATCTACATCTTGTACGTACATTTCGGGGTAGTTCAGACAGTCCTAATTTCCAAAATATACCTAAAAGGGATAAAGAAACAATGGAAATTTGTAGAAGAGCAATATTACCACGACCAGGACATCAATTTGTTGAATTAGATTATAAACAACTTGAGGTTAGAATTAGTTGTTGCTACAATAGGGATGAGCAATTAAAGGAAGACATACTTGCCGGTGATATGCACAAAGAAATGGCAATTAGAATTTTTCATATTGAGGATTTTAATAAAGAAACAACAGGTCATTCAGTTCTTCGTAGTGCTACTAAAAATGGTTTTATATTTCCACAATTTTATGGGGATTATTATAAAAATTGTGCTGTAAACCTTTCCTATGGTTGGGGACATTTACCAAAGAACAGAAAATGGAAATCTACAGATGGTATTGAATTTGAAGATGGAAAATTAGGGGCTCATTTAATAAGTAATGGTATTAAAGATTTAGAATCTTTTACCCAGCATATTAAAGTGATTGAGGATTACTTTTGGAATGTACGGTATAAAGATTATACAAAATGGAAAGAACGTTGGTGGGAACAATATCAAAGGGTAGGACATATTACTTCTATGACAGGTTTTAATTACCAAGGAGTAATGAAAAAGAATGATGTATTAAATTATCCAATACAAGGTTCTGCTTTTCATTGTTTACTATGGAGTATTATTCAAGGTATTAAGGTACAGGTAAAGGAAAAGTGGAAATCCAGGTTAGTTAGCCAAATACATGATGCTATTGTAATGGATGTACACCCTGATGAATTAGAACACGTTGTTAAAACAATGAAAAGAATTATGTGCGAAGATATTGTCAAACATTGGAGTTGGATTACAGTACCTCTTGATGTTGATGTTGAGATACATAATGTAAATGATAGTTGGGCTGATAAACCACAAAGGTAATGAAAAGGACAAGAAAACATTCTACAGGTGGTTTGTTCTTATTTGAAGAACCTAAACCAGTTGCTGAGGTAACAATACGTCAAAGAAAACCAAAACAAGTTGATGGTTTTATTGAAAGATTTAAAGGTAAAGATCCGTTCTTTGTTTTAGAAAACTTTCTTAATGACAGAAAAGAGTATGTAACAAGTCGTTACCCAACAGATCATCCACAAGCAATGTCTGTTGTATTGTTTGAACTGAATTTATATTTAGACGTTCTTATACGTGTTAAAAATAATCTTAACCAATTTAAATTTAATGACAAATGAAAGATCAAAGAGACACCACCTCGGAAGACATTGCTTTTAAGTATGCCAAAGATGCATTATTAGAAGAAATGCAAGGTAAAGCACAAAAAGCTGAAAAGACATTTGAAGTATTTAACGTTTCAGAAGAATTATGGGACAAATGGTTTAAAGAAGTAACTTCAAATCAATCTTTATTTACCTCTATTTCTAAAACAAGTATTGTTCAACATTTGTTAAACTCTTCAACTTCTTTAACGGAGTATTCTGCTAAAATGATGATATTTTATCAATTTAGACAGAAAATGATAGAAATGTCAAGTAATCCGCTTATAGGACTAATAAATCTATTAAAATAATGGGATTGTATTTAAAGTATCGACCAAATGCCCTTACTGAAATTGAAGGTAACAGGGAAATTGTAATCACTTTGAGGGGTATGTTTAAAAAGAATGAAATACCCCACTCTATGCTGTTCCACGGACCAACAGGTTGTGGTAAGACTACCTTAGCCCGTATTGTAGCAAAAGAACTGGGTTGTACTGAAAATAATTTAATTGAAATTGACACAGCACAATTTAGGGGAATTGATACGGTACGTGATTTACGTAAAAACATTCAGTACACCCCTTTAGGTGGAGGTATTCGTGTTTATATTATTGACGAGGTACATAAAATGACAGGGGATGCACAAAATGCTTTCCTTAAAATACTGGAAGACACTCCCTTACATATTTACTTTATTTTGTGTACCACGGACCCACAAAGTCTTCTACCTACAATAAAAGGACGTTGTAGTCAGTTCCAGGTACAGTTATTGTCTGATGATGATATGAAATCATTACTTACAAAAATTGCTGAACTTGAAAATGATTCTATTGAGGATGAAATTATTGAACAAATAACACAAGATAGCCAGGGACATCCGCGTAATGCCCTGCAAATACTTGAACAGGTATTAAGTACCCCAAAGAAAAGAAGATTAACAATAGCCCAACAAGCTGCTATTGAACAATCTGAAAGTATTGCCCTTTGCCGTGCTTTAATGAAAAAACAAGGTTGGAGTGAAGTTAAAAAAATCTTACAAGGATTAAAAGGACAAGATGCAGAAGGTATCCGTCGTGTTGTAATTGGTTATGCTTCAAGTGTATTATTGAATACAGATAATGCTGTTGCAGGACTCATTTTAGAGGCATTCCAAGAACCTACTTACAATATGGGATTTCCTGGAATTGTACTCGCTTGTTACACCGTAATTAAAAGTTAATGATATGGCAGACAAAGTAGAAAAAGTGATTGAAACAAAAGACAACAAATGTTGGGTTACAATTTCTTACAACGTTAATCTCGGTGATTACGAAAATGTAAAAGTTGAAACAGGGTATTCACAAACAATACCTTTCAATCGTTCTCCTATTGACTTGCTCGAAGAAATGCAAGATAACGTAGCAAGTATTGTTATTGACGAAGCAAAATCTTTGAAAAAACAACTTAAAAAGAAAAGGAGTAAAGAATGAATCCATTATTTAAACTTGCAAAAGAACTCTGCCCACAAGGTGGTGTGGAAGATGATGCTCCATTCCCAAATTCTACTGACCAAGATATTTGGTGTGAAGGATTTGTACGTGCTACTGAATTGATGTTACACGCTTGGTACGTTGAAGATACTGATGTTACAAGAAGATTACTTGCTGAAAAACTTAAACGTGCTCATAAAAACTAATTCACATGAACTACGAAAAAGATATTCATATTGATGAAACTGCTCTTGATGTTGAGTGGTTGGAACAATCTGAACTTGCTATTAAATATGGCAAGTATTGGTCTGCTTGTAAAGACAGAGTTACCCGTGCTGAAGAAAATATTAAGTTAATTCGTGCTCAACTTATTGCAGAAGCAAACGATGACCCTGTTAAATGTTGTAACAAAGAAAAACCAAATGCCGCAGATATTGAAGCATACTATCGTCGGCATAAACGTCATATTAAGGCAAAAGAAGAATGGTTAGATGCTTTAAAGGAATGTAATGATGCTGAAATTGTAAAGAATGAAATTTCATTTACACGAAAAGCAGCCTTGGAAAACCTTGTACAATTACACGGACAAAATTACTTTGCAGGTCCTTCTATGCCACGTAACCTTCAGGGAGAAAGGGAAAGAAAACAAGAAAAAAGAAAAGAAAGTGAATCGAGAATTAGAATACGTAAATCTTAAATTTTAATGATTATGAAAAAGAAAAAGTTTAATTTTGCAGGAAAAATCAGTAGTAATGCCGCAGCCAGAAAAAAAGGTTTTGGTTATGGACATCTTCTTACAAATGGGTTGGATGTATGGACACCAGAAGTAGATTCCAAAGTTGTTATGGACATTTTACCATACCTTGTAAAGGATAAAAATCATCCTGATAAAGACAAGGAAAAAGGAATAGCAATGGAAGGAACATATTGGTTTAAAAGACCTTTTAAATTCCACAGAAACGTTGGTGCTAAAAACAGTTCTGAAATTTGTTTACAATCTTTTGGAAAGAAATGTCCTATTTGTGAATACCGGGATAAACTTAAGAAGGATCCTGAAGCGGATGAGGATGCAATAAAAGCATTAAAACCCAGTGAACGTAATTTGTACGCTGTTGTAATCACAAAAATTAATGGAAAGAAACAAGAAAGAAAACTTCAATTATTTGAATTTTCAGATTACCTTTTCCAGGAAAAATTTGTTGAACAACTTGAAGATAAACCGGAGTTTGAAACATTCCCAAATCCTTATGAAGGTGCTTCAGTTAGTGTTAAATTTGCAGAAACCAATCTTGGTGGAAACAAATTCGCAGAACCAACAAGATTTGATTTTGAACCCAGATCAAAACAATATGATGATGAGTTTATTGATGAAATTCCTTGTTTGGATGAATGTTTGCGTGTACTTACCTATGATGAACTGAAGGCTAAGTTCATGGAAAATGATGATGTAGATAACGAAGAGGAAGAGGATGAGGATGAGGAAGAAAGAAAACCTGTAAAGAAAGGTAAAAAACCTGTAAAACCTGAACCAGAGGAAGAGGAAGAGGAAGAGGAAGAGGAAGAGGA